TAGGGACACAGAGAGGACTACATATAGTATCATTAAGTCACTCTAAGCCACTATATCTAGTGGTTAACCATCAGTCACACATAAGGATTGACATTAAGTAAACCATAAGTTACCATAGGGGCGCTCTCTTTGGGTGGACTTAAGGAGGCCATAGGGGGGTAAACACTTTGTATGAACTATGAGATACTCACTCAGATTTTTCTGTAGGATTCTTAAAGGGTACATCAAGGACTCATAAGGTTAACCATAGAGGCTCTATCATAAGGTGAGACTACGTGAGAGACCCTAAGAGACCCTGTAGACCATAGAGGGTACATAAGGGTTACTCTTAGAGTTGACTTCTTACAGTGATAATAGGGAAGATGTATATCGACCATTATCACTAAGAGAGCACTAAGCGCCAATGAGCAGTCTAAGGAACACAAGTGAGTAGAGAACAAAGCAGAGCTTCCAGTTCACCGATGTGTTCAGCACTAGATGCGAGACCAATGGAAGCAGCAAGTACAACGAGAAATTTGTAGGTCACTCGATGCGTTGCCAGTGTCTTGAGCACGGATAGTAAGCGCATAGAGCGTCCTCCTTGTTATACTTGATGGTTACACTGATAGTGGGGATGTAATTACTATTACTATCATCCCTCACTGTAAGGGTCTCTAAGAGTAGTCACTAAGTATGCACTTTGCATATGCAGTCTATAAGTGTCTTTAAGTTGTCTTAGGGTGCCCTTCCCAATAGTGAGTCGTATTAATTTCTTCATGTATATCAGTAGGTTACTCAATGGTAACGTAGCGGTACTAAGTGCTTACCTATGCACCTTTCCCGCATACTTATCTGTATTACCACTCAATGAAGCTACTGGAGTCCCCATCGTCCTCATAGTAGATGTCCACACCTCCCACATCGTAGCTATGAATCTGGTCGCCACCAATGGTCTGTTTCTCCATGTGGTGCTCAAGGAACTCAAGAGTCATCTCTTCTTCACCGATACGGCTGTCTACAAGCATCCCCTCGCGTAGCCATTCGATACCCAATGCGATAGCATCAAGTCGGTCATCGTGTGCCACAGCGCCTCGCTCACGAGTCATACGGGTCATCTGATAGAACGCACTGTAACGGACATCATGTTTCCCATCTAGGTCACGAGCAGTCTGATAGTCTTCACGGATAACTTCATCACGAATGATTAGCTTGTGGGAACCCATCAACGGTTCAATGGTATCGCAGATTCGCATCTCCTTCATGCCCTTAGCCCGAATCTCTTCGAGTGCGCACTTGTGGTGCTTAAGGAGAACAGGAGAGAAAATCTTACCGAACATACCGTCACCGAAGTTGGACTCGTGGACGACTGTCTGTACCTTCCACTGCTTGGCCTTCTTAGCGAGCTTCTCTAGGGTAGCATCATCGTAACCTCCACGGAACCCACCGACCTCCATCAAGTAGATGTAGCCGTTCAGGGAGTAGAGGACTGCATACCCGGTCTCATCCTTACCACGACCACTAGGGTCAATGACGAGAATCTTAGACTGGTACTCAGCGGTTCTAGAAGAGCACGTATGGAAGCTATGGATGTCGTCACCTTTCAGACCCACGTTAGGGAGTTCCTCATTGCGGTTCTGACGGTTCGGCAACCACTGGTAAGACAATGGGGCACGTTCAGGGTCTACAGCGCACACGATAGCGTCACGGAGCCTCAGTGGGTACTTCTCGGCATCACTAAGGTTCGGGTTAAGCATGAACTGAAGAGTGTAGCCAGCTTTGCCATATTCGAGTTCACGCTCACGGAGGTCATCCATATCGAATCGAATAGGGTCAGTAGGTTGTCCACGAAGAATCTCGTAGCCTTCATCATACTCTTGCTTAAGCATTGGAGCCAGTCGGTCGCCATAGTAGAGAGCCTCGGCATCATTACGTGGATACTGTGCTGGCCAGATTACTGTACTGTACCCTTTGTTATCTTCGAGTTCCTTATAGAGAGTCATCTCGGTTTGAGGTGTCCCAAGGTAGATAACACGAGAGGTAGGCAGTGGCTTAAGCAACGCAGCAAACTCAGTTACCAATGTCCACAGCTTCTCACGAGCAGAACTTGTAGAACTGTTGCCGGGAACCTCAACGTCATCCGCAATGATAATGTCAGCACGGCTACCAGTCAACTGACCAGTAATACCTACAGACTTCACAGAGGGTGAGTGGTCAGGTTTCGCCAAGCCAACGTCGAAGCTAATCACAGAGTCACGCTGTCCCGGTCGAGGTTTCAACTCAGCGAGGAATGGCAGCAGGTCAATGATGTTCTTAATGAAGATGGAGTTAGCATCCGCACGTTCCTTAGAGGCAGACACGATGAGCACCTTAAGTTGAGGGTCACGCCATAAGACCCACACGACGAACGCACAGGTGATAAAGGACTTGCCGATACCACGGAACGCCTGAAGGATAAACTTCTTGTGGTCGCCATTAGCGAGTGTACGTGCCATATCAATCTGACACTTGGTTGGTTTAGGTAAGTTCAGAGCCTTCCATAAGACGAACAGGAAGGCCACGAAGTCACCCTTAAGTTGCGCCACGATGAGCGCATTCTTGTTTGCTTGAGTAGACATTGTGGCCTCCTATTGTTAGCTCGCAGGTTTCTCTAAGGCTTCAATACGCTTGATAGCAGCAGCCAGTTTAGACTCAAGGTCTGCAATCTTCTTGTTCAGAGGTGCAGGGTCGAAAGAGCTACCACCAGCTTTAAGTTCCACCCACTCACCAGTCTCACCAGCATCACGGAATCGGAACCAGATTTTGTCACGACGACCCCCAAGCTGGAAAGCATAGCCTGACGCATGTGCGACACTGAAGCCCATTACGTACTGACCCATTGACTCAGGGTTAACATCACGAGCAGACACAAAGCACGTATCGTTAGACTCGGCTGCTTCATCCCATGTGATTCGGGAAGCTACACCTCCAAGACCAAACGTGTTACCGCTCTTAATCAAGCGAAGCCCACGGGTCGAGATGTCCTTAAGGTCATTCACAGAGATGGCTTCCGGTTCCGGGTCGGCATCTTCCCACTCTTTACGAACGTCAATTTGAGTCAAACCTAAAGTATCATTAGAAGGTCGGTTGATGAACACTGTCATGAAGCCACTGCCTCTCTTAGATTCAATCACACCGTTCCAGCTAGAGATGACAGCAGCGAAGTTCTCAAACACCTCCATAGTACCGTCAGACAGCTTCACCTGATACTCTACCTTAGTGTAGCCCTCTACCTCAACCATAGCGGACTCAGGGATGTCAATGCGACCCACGTTGAGACCCACGTTGTTCTTGTCCCATACGTCACGGCTATCAGGCGCACGACCATTGAGGGTGTAGATTGTTTTCACTTTAAAGTTAGCCATTGTGTTTCTCCTTATGTTGCATTTCTTTGATTGTATTTTGGAGCGCCTTAATCCACGCATCCCCTCTTTGAGTTACTCCGATAAGACGTCTACTAAACTCTTCGTCAAGTTCGGCTCGACCATCAGCGAGGCATCCACCGTTAGCTTGGAGTTCTCGTGAGGTAGCTGATAGCTTGACACGCAGCCGCTTACCATCGTTACGCAAATCATTAATGACCCTATCAGTGCTGCCTTCCAGCGCCGCAAGGTCTTCTTGGTATTGTCGTGAGACTTCATTGAGAGCAGCCTGTTTATCCGCAGTCGCCTCAACTTTCTTAACGTACTCATTGTGCACCTCCTGTTCCCATTTAGTGTTAGCCTTGTCATAGCCGTGGTTGTACGCAAGGGACATCCCCAAGACAAAAGCCGCAGCGATGGCGTAGCTCTTTAAATTCTTGAGCATAACTACCCTCCTGTATTTTCAGATTTCACGTAGCGTCACCGTGAGTTGTGTTGATAATTCATAAAGACCACTAGATGTAGTGGCCTTGAGTATTACCATCAGTTAAGCGTGTACTTCTCATCTTCAGTGAGACCATCAGCACCCACCATGTTCTGGTACTCTTCGAGTCCATCTGCCAGTCCACCAAGGATGTTACGGTCTGGCTGTAACTTGGAGACTTGGAACTTGTGGCGCTCTAACAGTTTCCCGATTGCGTTGTACAGTTGAGGTGTACGCTTCTCGTCATCCTGAAGGTCTTTCAGCATACGTTGAGCCATCTCAGTGTCCAACATCTCAAGGAATTGAATCAAAGATTTATCATTAGACATCTTTACCCTCCTTCTTCCATTTGATAATCACATCGACTACCTTGGCACCAATTTGAGCCACTGTGTAGGCAATTGCGGCTACATAGAACCACTCGTTAAGTGACAGTCCGAAGAACAGACGGGCAGCACCATCGGCTACACCTGTCCCTACAATCGGAGCAGCCTTCACTACCTCGTTGTTAAAATCTAAAGACAACATTGTGTCCTCCTTATTGTTGAGACCATCCGTGGTCATTGTGTTGTCCGTTAGTTGTTTCGAACCAGAATACGAGTAGGCACAGAAGCCCTGTCACCATCGTTCCTGAATGTACGACCGTTGTTGGAGATTGTGAAACCCACCCATTGAAGAGATGTAGTAAGCACCATTATCACCAATCTCGACCGGGTTCCACCGTCCTTGAGTTTGAATCCAGATAGTTCTCCAGCGGACATCCTGATTGAGACCTACGGAAACACCACCCACAGCAGAGCCTTTCCATACCTCAGCCCACCCAGCGTTCTTGCGGATGTAGCGACCATCACCCTGACCAGCAGTAAGGCGACCATTGACCAAGTTGTTAGTTTCAGACTTGTTATAGGCATGTTCACTTAGGCGCTTGTTAACCCACGCATCAATGTACGTGTTATACTTCTTGATATACAAGTTACCATCTGGTGGGATGTTCCACCCGGAGCTAGATGTGAAGTGCCCATTTGAAGCAAACGTGTACTCCGTGGCAGTTGCTTGCCCAAAGTTGAACTTCCACGCCCCAGCGCCGGGGTCTTTGTAAAGATAACCATCGGTGTAGGTATCATTTGTCATGAACTGGATGTGGCGACGAGCAGAGTTAATCAGCTTAAGGTTTTGTGAGCGGGTAATTAATACCCCATTTGCTGTGATGCCCCGTCCAGAAATATCTGTCTTAGCTGCAATCGCACCATTAACCTGAAGTTGGGAATCTTGTGAGTCACCCTTAGCAAACTGCAAGTACATCCCATACCCTTTACCGTAGTTAGTTCCGAACTCCAGTACGTTACCACGTCCAGAATCATTACCCCAAACAAAGATGTCCCAAGCACGTTCCTTGTGGTCACGGTTGCGAAGACGTAGTGTGTTATCATTGAAGAACGCAGTGTTTGGTTGAACCCCAGCGTGTACAGAATCCTTAGCAAGAATTGTGTGACCATTAACGCCACCCTTGAAGTTCACATCCTTACCGTTACTCCCAATGCTCTCAACGGTTCCCGCGAAGTCATTCATGTTGCCTAACTTATCGGCCTCAGTCTTAGCACGATCAGCTTCACTCTTAGAGCGGTTAGCCTCAGTGTTAGAACGGTCAGCGTGTCCCTTAGCGGTAGCAACGTGTGCAGCAGCTTTGGCAACCTCAGCAGCGGCCTTAGTGACTTCACCAGCAGCACGGTTAGCCTCATCACGAGCACGGTTAGCCTCATTATTGGAACGGTCAGCGTGACCCTTTGCAGCTTCAACACTGGCTGTCATACTATCAGCATAACCTTTAGCACGGTTGGCCTCAGAGGTGGAGCGGTCAGCTTGCTTCTTGGACTCAACTGCCTGTGACGTAGAAACACCTGCCTGTTGGGTCGAGCGGTCAGCTTCACGTTTAGCACGGTCAGCTTCGTCGCGTGAGCGGTTAGCTTCCTTGTTAGAACGGTTAGCGTGTTCGTCAGCTTTGGTCACAGCGTTCCACACAGAGGTCTCACGTTCCTTAATCTGCTTCAGGGGGACAGCATCATAGTCGCTGGTGGCGTATGCTAGGTTCACAATCTTACGACCACGGGCATCCAAGTGACCATCATTGTTGACACCAATGGTATCCGCAGTTAGGTCTCGTGCCTCTTCAGCTACATGCAGCGTCTGAATCTGTGAGATGTTAAGGTCATATGCACGAAGGATTGAGCCATCAGCAAAGTCAACCAGACGGTCGGTTGCGGAGGTGAGTCGACGAATCTCAATCATCTGATAACCATCGGCGGCAGTCCACGCACGGGAGGTTGTGATTTGGGTCTTAGTGGTAAAGCGATAGTCCTGATTAAGAACCAACTCTTTACGGTCTTTCCCGATGAGTGTCACTTGGACGAACTTACGTGCTAAATACTCAAAGGTAATCGTGAAGTTCACGGCACCGTTCAGCGGGTAAGTACGTACAGTGGAAATTTTATTAGCCATCTGTAGCCTCCTTTCGGTTAGGTATAATAGGAGGGAAGCTGTGAGAGCCTTCCCAATAGTGAGTCGTATTGTTTACTTCTTGTCAGACTTAATGTGGACACCGTTGGCCTCATAGAACTTAATGAGCATCTGTTGAGAGATTGGGTCGTTAGGAATCAACTCTCGATGAGCGTTCATTAAGCCCGTCATCATCTCACGCTCGGTCGGTTTGTTAGGAGCCGTAAGGACACCATAAGCATTTCGACCAGCAGCAAGAGTTGCACCAGCGAAGCCAAGAGCAGGAACCTGTTCACCAATAGCGCCCATAATGGAATCACCCATGTCACGAGAAGTCACTGCCTTATTGCGTTCACGCTTGTCATCACCTTTCGGTAGAATCGTAGAGCGAACCATAAGACCTTGGTCGTAACCAGCAGCACCCATAGCGAAGTTAGCGATACTCAACGGAGACCCTAAGTGTGAACTTCGGGAGGCCGCAGCGTAGGCAATCATCTTCGGGTCGAGAGCTTTCTTCAAGTAATCCTTCTGTTGCTCTTTAGGAAGACCAGCAGCTTTCAAGTGAGCCTGTGCCACATAGTAGGAGCCAGCGATGCCACCAGAGATAGCATAGGTCAGCGCCATGTCCATAGCACGATGGTTCTTAAAGGCTTCGTTGCCAGAGCGGATAAACTTAGAGTTCATCGACTTGATGACAAACGATTTAAACTGAAGGACTAACTTAGCGGTAGCACCAAACGCATGGGAATCCTGTAAGGAAACCTTATGAGGTCGAAGCATCGTTTCATCAGCAACCTTATCAGCTAAACGCCATAAGTCCATAGCACGAGGGTCATTAGCCAACTTACGCTTATCCTTGAAGGTGAACTTACCGTCTTCACCACGAGTCACGTTCTCCCGGATGAGAGACTGAATGCCTTCCCACTGTTCCTTAGAGATACTCGCAGACTTCAGCATGTCACCTTTAATCCACTTGTTGGCACCCTTGCCTGTAATAGCGTGAGTGACCACATCACCCATCACTCCCTGTCGAGCCATGTCCAGAAGGTAGTTTGACGTACCATTGAGGAACTTGGTCAGTGGGGAACGGGCAGCTAACTCTTGAGTCGTGTGCTTGATAGTACCAGCAACCTTAGCGGCTACATCTGGTGTATCAGTGGACTCACGAAGTCGCTGAATGATGTCCTGACGGGACGGTCGGATTAACTGGTCGAACTCTTTACCGAACACCATAGAGTGTAGTTCTTTGAGTTCACTACCGGAGACAGGCTTATTGCGGAACGCTAAGTCACGTAGAGCCGGGACACCATGAAGCATCGCACGGATGTTACCCTTCGCCAGCATACCGGAGATTTCAGTTAGGTTCTGCAAGCCCATGTATGCGTTCTTCGTAAAGAAGGACATATCGGACAGAGCACGAACCATAGTGTCACCCAAGGTATCCTGATTGCGTCGAGCACGACCAGTGAGAATCTTAACGGTATCTTTCAGTGCTTCCACTTCGCCCTTCATTGTGCCTTTCCCTTCAGACTTCTTATCGAGAGCAAGGATTTCATCTTTGAGTTCAGCGGTCGTCTTCCCTGTACCACCCATGATAGCAATATCACCATCAACACGGCGGTCATAGGCTGGCATAACGTGTTTCATATCGAAGTCACGTAAGTCATTCACAGAGAACTGTTGTCCGTTAGGAAGCGTCACAGGCATGTCAGAATCGAACAGGTTACGGGCTTCAAGGAAGGAGTTGTTCTCAATACCCACAAGACCCTCAATGTTGTCATCAATGACACTGGAAGAGTTGAACTGGTCAGTCTTCGCAATACCATAAGCCTTGTCGCTGGCGTGTTTCATGACCATCTCTTCGGTAACAGCCTTAACGTCGATACCCAAGGTTTCCGCTAAGTGCTCATCTACACGAGCCTTAACTTCAGGGCGTGAACGATACGAAGTCATCCAGCTTGCAGCGATTGCTTCCTGTAGACCATCTGAACCACCGAGAGCCTGTGAGTACAACTGCTTGGCTTCCCGCGAGTACACATGAGGAACGTAAGTCCCTTTGTGACGACTGTTAGGGAAGATAGAGTTGGCCTTGTTGCCGAACATCGACGGGTTCTCCATCATCTCACGCTTGAGGTCAAAGTGTTCCTTCATGATGTCCATCACCTTACGTTCTGCCTTGGTCAAGTTAGCCTGAAGTTCAGGACGCTCGATAGCCACAGCAGCACGGCGATAGATTTCTTGACGGGCACCTTGAGCACCACTCTTGAACATACCCACAGACCACTCAGGGTCAGACATAGCTTCCTTCATTGCACCATAGAGGTCATTGTAGGTTCGCTGGTTGGTACTGTGCAGTCGCTCTTTGATGTCGGAGGCAGTAGCCCCAAACTTACCATGTGAGCCAGACTCCATACCTGTAGGTGAGCGCACTAAGTCCTTAGCGAGTCCACGGATTTCGGCATGTTCAGAACGTAGAGTTCTCAGACCGATTTCACTCAGGCCACGCATAGGCAATCCCCACGCAGCACGTTCAGGGTCTACCTCGGCAAACTCTTTGGCTGTCATAGGGTTCGCTAGGTTGGTATCACTAATAATGGAACCATCCTTCAGCACTACAGCACCCGGTTCAGTTTCCAGTGGTGCATACTCAACGCCATTGTGCTGCGAGAACACTCGGTCTTCACTAGGAGGCATACGGCTTGCGTCATAACCACCAGTGTTACGGGCAGTCTCACGAGCCTCAAAGCGCATCTGTGCAGCAGCGAATGGGTTCTCAATCTGTTCAGCACCAGACTTACGGAGGCCAGCAGCAACACCATCTGCCACAGCAGTCAGTCCACCAGCCAGCAGCATACCAGCTAAGGCAGCTTCAGCATAGTGAGCATCACCACCAGCAACCGATGTGCGGAGACCTTCAGAGGCAACGTTGAGCATACCTGCTTGAGCACCAACTACCAACGCCTTGTTCACCAGCTTGAAGCCCTTGGCGGTAGTCCCAGCGATTGGAACGTAGGTCAATGGGTCAACACCAGCACCAATAAGACCAGCAGACAGCTTGGCACCAAGGCCAGCATCAGCAGCCTTAGCGTCAGCCTCGAAGTTCTCGTTAGCAATCTTGATTAGCTCATCAAGGTTCTCAGCGGAACCACCAAGTACAACGTTCATGTACGCAGGGTTCTTTACTTCAGTCCGAATCTTATTGAGTTCTTCAGGCGTCCAAATGTGGCTATTAAACCGTGTCGGTTGAAGTACGTCAGTAAGAACATCGAAACCATTGTCACGCTTACCAGCACGGAAGGCAACACCCAAGGTTGAGTTGGAGAGTTCTGCTTCAGCAGCATTACCGAATCCGAAGAAGGTTGAACGCTCGTTTGCTTCGTCAAGAGTTGTACCTTTGGCTTCCCAATAATCTTTTCCGAACGGCTGATTGGGAGCGGCCTGTTCTTTACCTCGAAAGGACATTTCGTGAGACTCAGGGAGTTCTGTCGTTACCTTTCCTTTCTTCCCGATACCACTCATCGCAGCATCAAACGGAATCCCTTTAGCCTTTGGGGTGATACCACCGAATGACTCAATGTCCCCACTCTTCGGAGACTTAGCGACATCCAGAAGTGAACGCAGATAGTTACGACCTTCGTCCCCAATGTTGGCAAAGTTGCCAGAATCGTAGGCTTCCAGTTGAGGCTTACCATTACGGCCTTCACCTTGGTTGTACGCTAGGGCGGCTTTAAGTTCATCACCATCGTACTTCTTAACGAGGTCTGCAAGGTAACGAGCACCTGCATCAATGGACTTAGCCGGGTCATTAAAGTCTTCATCGTTCTGTAGACCATATGCCTGACCAGTTGCCTTAGTGAACTGCATGACACCTCTCGGCCCTGTTGGTGATTGAGCCGTAGGCTTAAAGCGGGACTCTACCCAACCGACCTTCCGAAGAAGGCCATAGGAGACTCCATGTGTGTCAGCAGCTTGTTGAAATAACGCATCATATTCATGCGGTTCGTTCGGGTTATACTTATCCACTTGGAACCTCCTATCGTGGTCTGTTAGTCTTTACCAGTCAGCGTATCCAGAATACCTTTGCCACTCACGTTATCGTACATGCTGCCAGAGCGTTTAGGCTTCTTAGCTTCACGTTCACGCTTGCGGTTCATAGCTCGTGTATGTAGGGTTCGCTTGTTGGCATCTTTGAGTGCCTTGTTACGGGCTTCCTCGTCCAGCTTCGCTTGGTTCTCTTGGTACATCTTAGAGAGCAACTGCTTGTCGTACCGAATGTTTACCTGTCCGGTCGTGTCCATCAGGTAGATAGAGTCGCCGCGCTCAAACACAGTAAGTTGCTTATTGGTAATCCAAGGGTTAGTCTCAGCGAGTTTCTTAGCGGCTGTGTCGATAATGTCCTTACCTTGTTTCCAAGAGTCCGGGTCATCGGTCACACGCAGAGAGTTTCTCGTTAAGACACCAATGGTATCACCATCAACGTCATCACCTGTGAGAGTCGTAGTGTTCTCTTTGAGATACTTATCGACCTGTTGCATTGCCATATCAGAGTTACCTGTACGGTACTTAACGGAGTCGTAAATCTTACGAGCACCAGCTTGAACCGTGGAAGGCATGTACTTGATTTCTGGAGACTCGGAGTTGTTCATCATAGAAGCCCAAGCCTTGTCATCCTCGTACTGCATCTCCTTGGTCAGAGACTGTCGAGCCTTATCTGCATCCAGCAGGATTTGCGGGTCAATCCCTTGGTTGTCCATCATGTCCATAGTGAGGAACATCTCGGCCTTATCAGGATACAACGCAGCGAACAACTCAGGGTCAGCATTACGAACGCGGCGTAGGGCATTAAGTGCCACCCCACCATCTTCTGGCATCTTCCCGTTAATTACAGCGGATGTCCATTCCTTCTCAGCGTCACCAATTAGTTCACCCACCGCAGTACGGAAAGCACCCTTCTCGGAGTCAGCCTTGAGGTAGTCCAGCTTGAGTCGGTCTTTCTGTTCATCAGGAATGTCCATAGCGTCGATGTCAGCCAGCTTCTTGTTCGCATAGTTAACCATGTCACTATGTGTGAACTCACCAGTGTTCTCGTTGGTAGGCATATCGCCATACGCAGTAGACACGTATTGACCATTGAGTCGCTTCTGGAACTGTGCATCAATGACATTCATCTTGTTCATCGACTTCTGTTGCTTATCCATCTGCTTGGCTAACTCAGCAGTCTCCCGCTTCATCCTGTCCTGCATCTGCGTCTGTGCATTGATTAACGCCTGACGTTCAGGTGTCATCTCTTCGCCCGGTTGCAGAGTGTCCAGTTCAGCCTTGATGGATTGCAGTTGTTCCCAGCCAGTATTCACGTTCTCTTGGTTCAACGCAGAGTTCACATTAAGTTGGAACGCCTCGGTCTTCTTAGCATTCAACTGGAACTCATTATGTTGAGCCTTAACCATCAGATTGTTCCACTGTTCGGCACCCATCAGTTCCTTGAAGGTTGTCTCTTTTCCGTGGAGTTTCACCTTACGGTTCTCAATCTGTTGTAGGAACTGACCACCACCTTCACGGTTAACCACGTCAGACAGACCTTGGCTAATCATTGTGAACGCTTGGTCGTCACTAGGGATACTACCAGTCGTCAATCCAGCACTGAAGTAGTTCTCAAAGAACTCACCAGCATATGGAGAACGCAGGGTTTCCGGGTCGTTCAACACAGAGTTCAACTCTACGCGACTGTTAATGACAGCACCCTTCTTAGCTTGGTCACTCAGGAAGTTATCGTGAGCACCATAGAGGGCGATGTTACGTTCAGTGATGTCGGAGTTGAAACCTTTCTGATAATGCTCATCAGTCTCGTCGATACCGAACTGTTCCGCATAGTTCTTAGCGGCTTCTTGCAGTCGGCTATGACGGAACTCTTCCAACTCTTGACGAGTACGGAACTCACCGTTCTTAACCTTCTGTGCCACTTCGTCATCTACGAGATACGCAGCGTTACGACCAGTCTTAATCTTGAGTGCTTCCATCGCGTATGGGTCATCCTGATATAACAGGGTTCCATTCTTAATGGCCTCTCGACGTTGCTCAGGAGTCAGCTTACGAATAATCTCGTTAGAGCGTTCGTCTGCCTTGTCCTTCTGGTGCTGGTCATACTTCATGTAGGCATCCGCACCCATCTCAGCAAGTTTACCTACAGTACCAATCAGCTTAGACTTCTCGGCATACTTAGGGTCTTCATAGACTGTTGCAGCCTTAACTTCCATACGACCAGTGCCACGCAGACGACTAGTAGCCGGAGCGTTCATGCTACCCAATGCTTGCGCTAACTTACTCATAAACTGTACCTCCTTTATTTACCTTGGCCTGTTGACTTAGCGTCCGCAGCTTTAACCTTAGCGGTAGCCTTCTTAGCCAACTTGCCCTCAAAGAGTCCACCAGCAGTTGCGATGCCAGCCAGCTTACCCATACCCAAGCCTAATGGGTCGATGATTTGCTCTAAGCGGCCTTTGAGTTTTGGCTCGGACTTGTTGATTTCTTTAATCTGACTGACGGTGTTCTCGTGGTTAGCTAAACGCTTCCCTAAGATGACACTGTAGTCACGTTGATAGTTCTCAGTGAGACCTTGAGACTCTCGAAGGAAGTCACCCTCAGTAACGCGAGTTACACGTTCCATAGAGTTACCTTCAAGCATCCCTTCACCGATTGCCGCACGGATAGTCCCCATGTTTCGCACACGGTTCATATTCGCTTGGGTCATCTCTTGCACAGTGGAGTCAATGAGGTCACGAGATTCTAACTTAAGGTTAGCTTCGTTGTAGTTCATCTCCTTCAGCATCTGCATACTTTGACGACGACCTTGGTCAATCTGTGCGGCCGTTGCCTGTTCGCCCTGCATACCTCCCATAATCATGGAAGCGCCTTGCATAGCGATAGGGATTGCAGCCATCCAGCACATAGTTAACCTCCTATTGTGAATAGTTGGAATTGATTACTGTCACCAGTAAACTCATTGTGGAATACCGCACCGATAGACTTCAAGAACCTAATGTGGGACTTATTGCCTATCCAGACATAGTTCCAGATTATTGGATACTGTTTTAGCATCGTATCGCGGTACTCTAGAATGAGCTTGCGGAACTCTCTTCGTGTCTTCATGCTAAGTTTCCACACACGGGCAGACGTTACGAACCACACTTGGTCTCCACAGTTACCACCAATAGCCACAGGCATCCCATGAAGAGACATAGTGACACACTCAGAGGCTGGTGGAAATGAAGGTTCAATGCCATAGGCTTTCGCCTCAGCGATGTCTTCGGGTGATGGTGTGAATCTCTCGAAGTCTGATTCTTTAGTAGGTCTGATTATTAACATAGAGTTTCTCTCCTATAGTATAAAACCCCTTCCCAATAGTGAGTCGTATTGTTCACTAAATGAGTCGGGGTGTTTACGGTTAGATACCAGAAGAACGACGCAGGTAGTTACCCTCCCAGCCACAGCCAATAACGTTCAGTGGCGTGGTGTGGTCAGAGATAATACGTACTTCATTCAACTGTGCGTTGCCAGCGACCGGGAAGCGGAACTGACCAGTACCAACGTTAAGTCCACCAGCGCGTAACGCATTGGAACCCAAGCGAGCACCTGCCATGTCATAGCTGAACAGTCGAGAGGTGTTCTCCACTTCTACAGTGAATGCACCGGAGTCCTCATAGTTCACCCACGCTCGGCGTAACTGCAAGCGCCCAATGTCCTCAGTAGCTGTCGAGCCATCATCGGCTGTCTTCTTAATGAGGAACTTAGAGAACACATAGCGGAAGTTGATAGCCAAGCCCACGTAGATTGTCTCACCCTCACGGTTCCCACTCATTGACAGCACAGGGACACCATTAGGCCAACCACCACGCGGAGGGTCGAACCAAGAGACCAGACCATCAGAGGCAACAATGTAGAACTTACCAGTCCAGTATTTCATCCCATAGATGTCTACAGGTTTCACAGTGGTAGTGTAAGTGTCATCATTGTATGCACCTTTAGGAATCACATACTTCACCTTATTGTCGATGTACAGACGGTATGGTTCATCAGGGAAGTCAATGCTGTTCTTCGTAAAGTGAGCACGGCACATCCAAGTGTGGGACTGGTTGCGCAACACAAGGTACATGGTGGAACCGATAGAGTCACAGGCCAGTACGGTAACGTTGCTTCCAAGTTCCCAATGTGACCACGACTGTTGGGCTACCTCTTCGTTCAAGTAGAGGAACTTGTAGAGGAAGATTTTGCTTGGAGCGTTCGCAGACAGCACGGAGATAAAGTTCTCAGTACCGGAGCCACGAATAGAGAAAACACCGTTCGGGATGTAGCTAGGAACGTGAGCACTCATATCCTCAGCGGACTTCACAGAGCTAACGTCCTGTACCGCATAGTAACGGTTAAGTGACGTATAGGAAGCACGAGGTGACGCAAAGTACACACCACGCCCAACACCAAAAGGTCGCGCTCGGTCTGACACATCGAACTCGGTCGTGAGGTTCAACTCTACTGACTTCGGTGAGAGGATACCTTGAGCAGACAACACGAACTGTGCTTGGTCTGACCATAGGAGCAACTCTTCGGAGAACGGTACAGCGTACTTCAGGATAGAGATTCGGTTGTGGGACACTGCTACGTCAATCGGGTCATCGTCGGACAGGTTAGCCACGGACGCAGGGAACAGCGAGAAATACTTGGATGTACGGGACATCACAATGTTCTCACCAGCGAGGAACCCTAAGCGGTTACGGAAGAAGAACACATCGTTAATCTTCTGGTCAACAATCGACGGAGTAGGGTTAGTATCCATGTCACCACAGGTACGCTGTGACCACGGAAGGACTTGCATCTGGAATGACCCATCAGCCTGACGAACAAGAGCATGAGGCATCGTGCCACCATTGAGTCCCTTCTGTACGCCCCATCCAGCAACCTCTTTCCACACCTTCTTCACGTTGTCGTACTGAACGTAGAACTGGTCGGAAGTCTTAGAGGTGTCACCAACAATCTTCACCGTGTACCCATTAGGAGCCTCAAGTGGCAACTTACTGAACGACTGGCTGGTGTGCATCACTGCGTTCATCAACTGGTTGGCGTAGCCATCTTCAGTGGACAATGAGTTAATCTGGCTGTTACCCGGAGCAATCACATGGATGAACCCCGGCCCTTCGTTGAACTTCCAGTCCTTAAAGGAACCATGAGCACGAGCGAGGCCAGCTAGTTTCTTAACGAGCCACTGTGCATCAGTCTCCTGTACAGCCTGTTCAGCACCCTCACCGACACCGTTGTGAATCTTATAGGCAATACGCACACCGTTGATAGTGAATGCCAATGTACGACCATACTGACCACCACGGACGTTAATCAAGCAGTCCCCATTCTCCTTAAGGTTATACAAAGGGGCGGTGTCAGCACGTACAACCATGTTACGGTTTACGATAAACGTATAGTCAGCCACAGTGACCATCCTTAAGTCATCTCGTGGGTTCCCTACCTTAACGTAGGACAAGTCACCCTTCACTGCATACTCTTTACCATTGAGGTCGAACACACGAACACCCTGTCCGGTAAACACTACGTAATACTGTTCGACACTATCGCGGTTGATAAGGTGAACGAGAGGTTTGGCACCAAGGGCATTCTGGTCTCCAATGGTCTTAGTGAAGACAAAAGGTGGACGCTTCTGAAGACCCTCAGTCTCCGAAGACCAACCGTTAATCTGTTCGGAACCCTGTTCGGGGAACCTTAAGATGTTCGGCTGTTGACTGATACCGCCCTTCAGGTTCTTGACGGATTGTGAAATAAGAGCCATTAGAGACCTCCTTAAATTGTTGTCATTAACGAGACAGCAGACCACCAGTGAAGGCATCGCCATCAAGCATGTTGAAGTTACCGAAGTCCAGTTCATACTCGTGACACTGCATCTTGGCTTCCTGTTCTTCTTCAGCCAGCACTGCGTCAATCTCAGGTGCACCAAAGAACCTGTTGTTAAACTGACGTGCTGCCTTGGTGACAATCCAGAAGCGGAAGCACTCAGGCATCTCAAAGAACTCTCGGAGCCTGATAATGGTCACAGTGATTGGACTCTCAAAGATGTCAGTCCCGGTCGTTCGGTCGAACACGTAGCCACCACGGTTAACGTAGGCAGTCGCCCCACCTTCTGAAAGTACAGACAGGTAGTCTGACATATAGGGAATCAAGCCGTTGAACACATCGGGGACTAGCTGTTGCCCTTCCTCAATGTTGAACGTCCAGCCTTTCGATTGAATCTGTCGGTTAATCTTGTTGAGAACTCGACGGGCGTTAGCGACATCGGCGTTAGAGTCACCCTCCAAAGTGGAGACTGGTGGTTCACCGATAGAGGCCAAGATGTCATTGACCGCAGCCAACTCTTCGCCTGTCTCTAGGGTTGTTTCATAGGAACGCATAAGTGTATCCTCCTTGTAGCGAAAAAACCCCTCAAGCACCCGCGAAGGCACCCAAGGGGTTTCATATAGTTGTTACTTCTCGGTCACAGTATAGTACGTATACTTATCCTGTTTTTCCTCACCCTGAAGAGAGAACCACAGAGCACCAGCGGCTTCTGCCTTCTCTTTTGTGGTGTACTCAACCGTAGTGATGCACACTGCATTTGTTACACGCAGTCCCATTGTTAAAATCCACATGGTATTTCCTCCTTATTTAGCGGCTAACTCAGCTTCCTTTCGAGCCTTGTTTGCCGCACGGGTACGGGCAGCTTTCTGTTGTGGCGTTAGCTCTTGCTCAACTTCAGTAAGGGACTCAGTGTCCCCTACGAGTTTGCGAGAAGTTAAGCCTTTTTGAAAACCAGCGCACCACATGCTTCAGGGCGCAGACCACCGTGACCCATTGCGTACTTAGCGATAATCTGGTCTGCTTGGAAGTTCGCACGACGCGCACGTTCCAGAGCCATATCTTTCAGCTTAACAGTACCAACGGCAGAGCGGTGATTGAACAGGCCAACCACGTTATCCAGAGCAACACGAGTGTCACCAGAAGCAGTCTCAGGGAATGCGTGTTTCTGGTTAGTCGGGGCTACACCTTCTTCAGCACGGTCATCACCAGCACCACCAGCAGTCAGGTGAGGAACTTCGATTACTTCAAAGCCCATGACGTTGCGGATAGAACCAGTAGACGGGTCAATCAGTGCCTGATAGTTTGCAGCGTTAGGCATCAGAGCAGCCAGAATCGCGGAGTAGTTATCAGGAGTGGTGTAGAACACACGGTCACTTGAAGGAACGTAGTTGCTAGTCAGCTTGGCACGAGCCAGAGTCAACTGTGCGATAATCGCCTGACCCAGCTTAACTTGGTCGCCTTGCAGAGCAGACTGTTCGCCAACTTCCAGTACGTGAGCCTTACCAAGACCAGCGATGTTCTCATCGTTAGCAGACGGCAGGTTACACAGTTTAGCCATTTCAGCCAGTACCGCGCCATCAGCAGCCATTGCCAGAGATTCACCCAACTGTGCGGTGTACTCAGAACGCACGTCATAGTGGTTCATAGCGTCTTCGATGTCGTAAATCAGAACGTCAGCAGTCAGCAAACCATCAATGTTAATGGTCTTCTCAGTGTGCTTCATGTCTTTACGTTTGTCATCGAGGTTCTCACCCGGTTGCAGGTATGCAGCTTTGGTACGACCCAGCACAGGGAACTGCGCGGACTTACCGGACTGGATAGAGCGAACAAGGTGTTTGTTCATAGTTACGGAGGTACGGGTAAATGCAGTCAGAACTTCACCACCGAAGACCTTCAGGAACAGAGCCAGTTTATCACCAGCACTCATGCCTTTACCTTGGTCTTTACCCATCTGTTGTCCACCATTCATGTTAGCCATGTTGAATCTCCTTCTGTTGATTGAAAAGTTTAATGTGTGAGGTACTACTTGAAACGAGTTGGTTCTCATTGTGTATCACTCAAAGGGAGAACGTGTTGTCTCTCCCAATAGTGAGTCGTATTAATTTTAGAAGTTACTGTACATCATCTTACGCTCAACTTCAGCACGGAACTTAGAGTCCGAACGGTAGCGAGGGTCAGACATTGCAGCAATCATCTCAGCCTGTGACTCAAAGCCAGACTGTTTGGCTCGTACAGGTGCAGCAGGTACGGCACGTTTAGAAATGCTACGGGCAGCAGGTTTACCGAAAGTCTTCGCACGACTTGCACCAGCGAGATTAACGATAGCCTTAACGGTCGCAAGGTCACGGTTTTCCAGAGCACTAACCAGAGACTCGGCAGCATCCGGGTTGGACACTTCGAGGTGATTGTAGATTGCTTGGAACTGTGCTTCACCACCAGCATACTCCATAACAGACTGAACGTACTGTTCGACCAGTGCTTCCTGTCCACGGATGTAGGAGTCAACGAAGGACTTAGAGTAGCCAGCCTTAGCCAGTTCTTCATAGGACTCTTCGGACAGACCATCTTCACCATATTCCTGTTGGATACGGACGATAGTTTCTTCAGACAGACCACGTTCAGCAGCCTGATTGACCATCTCTTCGAAGCCAGCTTCATGCTCTTCAAGTTGACTTGAGGCTTCATTCAGTTCGTCTGGAACGTCACCCACAGGTTCAAACTCTTCGGAACCTTCTTCGTCACCTTCAGAGTAATCAATCTCACCCTCTTCGGTCTCTTCAGGTTCACCATCAGTGAAGATACGAATCTCAGTACGATTCTCGTCTTCTTCACCAAACGGGTCTGGATTACCATAAGGGTCATCATTGCCAACTAACTCGATTGCATCATCGCCATCACGGGCAGCAACATCGAGTTCAAGCATAGCCTGTTCGTGGTCAGTAGGAGTAGACCCACCGACAACCGCAGAGTTCACACCGAAAGATGCGTAAACATCAGCATTAGATTCACCGGACATATTGTATCTCCTTTGATAATAAAGTTTAGAACTCAAAGGGAGGACGTAGTGTCTCTCCCATTAGTGAGTCGTATTAATTAGGAACCATACCAGCCTGTGCAGCCGCAGCTTCCATGTTCTCAGGACTTGCAGTAGCCATTGCCCCAGCACCAGCACCAGCAGACGCAGCAGCGTTCTCCAGAGCAGTACCTTGAGCGGCCTCAGCCATTTCCTGTTGCTTCTCTTCAGGTGTCTTAAGGATACCAGAAGTGTCGATGCCGATAGCGTTCGCAATGCGCAACTTAATGGTCGCAATGTTGATGTCCGGGTCATTCTGCATAGGAGCAAGAGCAGACCAAGCAGCAATACAACGTTCCAGCTTATCGAGGTCTTGACCACGACCCAATGCTTCCATCCCGGTACTGATAGTAGGCTCAACGGCCTCTTTCGGTAATTCAGGAATCTGATTGGTTGCTTGAAGTTGTTTCAGCAGGACACGAACCATAGGTAACTGAAGTTCCTGTGAGAGAATCGAATAGACACCACCAAGGGTATCTTCCAGTTCAGATGCAACATAGCGAATCTCTTCGGCTGTCACACGCTCGCCAGTACGCTGTACCGCAGAGTTCAACATAAAGGCATAGGACAGTCGGCCTTCAATCTGTTCACTTACAGCTTTCGCTACAGAGAAGTCAGCGGCCTTTTCCAACTGAAGGAACGAGATGTCTTCTGGACGACCAGACACAAAGTCACCTGTCTGTGCTTTCGTTAAGCGACGAACCTGTGTGATACCAGCCGGGTTAACCAAGCCGATAACCTTTGCGCTAATCATGGACATCTTGACGATTGCTTCCTGAAGGTTCTCAAGTGAGCGTAAGTCACCTAAGTATTCCTCACAGTACGAACGACCATATGACTCGCCATCAATGCGCACCATGCGAACCGGGATATACGGACAAGCGTCCACCGGGTAAGAAGCATCTGTGCCATCAACTTCAACGCCATCAATCTCTTCGTACTTCAGGTACTCTCCAGATTCCTCATCGAGATAAATGTGAGTGTACACATCAATCATCTCGTCACCCTTATGTTCCTGACCGGAGTCCATAGAGTTCCTTACGTCTTCTGGCAGTGCTGCATAGGCAGTCTTATCCAAGGTCACAATCTGTAGTACCGTGCCGAATGCGTCTCGTTGGACAACATAAGAAGACAGTCGGTATAACTTCATGGGATTGTAAGTACCTTCAGGTTCAGGAATGTACAGCAGAGCGTTACCAGCTACGACCAACTGCTTGAGGGTCTCAAAGAGTGTCACACGGTATGAGTTTGACTCGATGTAGTTCATCAAGATTCGCTCGACCATAGAGAGACCTTCTTCGACCTTCGCCAGTTCAGCAGGTTGTGCTACCAATTGTTTCGCTTCGAACTCAGAGATGGTCAGCTTCATCCAAGTCTGCATAGGGAACAGAGCAAGCATGAGCTTAGAGGCCAAGTTGTTCAGACCACGAGCGCCCACTGCTTGCCACGGAGTCGTGTAGTCAGTAGAGGCGTTATCGGAGTCCTTCGGGAACAACGAGGGGATGGTGTACTTCGCACAGTTTTCCGCACGGGTCTCATAGGAGTTCCGGTCGTTCTTCAATGCGTCATACACCGCCTTGGCACCATTCTCAGCGAAGCCTTCACGTTTCTGTGAGCTTGCCATTTAGCGCCTCCTTGTTAGATATTAAGACCACCGCCAGAACTACGAGCGACACTTAGTGATTTCTTACCACCAGCACGGGCTTTCTTCTTGCCAGATTCAGTCTGTGCATCATCATCGGTGTCCACATCGTCTTTACTCGGTGGCTCGATAATCTGTGCAGCAGCAGGAGCCGGAGCAGCCACAGGAGCAGCTTGTTCAACTACCTGTACATCAGGCTTACCACCACCAGCAAGTGCACCAGCAACGCCGCCAACGACTTTACCAGCTTCCTTACCGACCTTCTCGACTGCCTTGCCAGTTTCCTTGACTACCTTCTCGATAGGCTTAGTTACTTTCTTGACAGTCTTCTTGATTTTCTTACGAATCTTTTTACCCCAACCCATGATAAACCTCCTAATTATTTCTTCTTAAAGACACTGGTACGGATACCAGACTTGGACTTCTTCTTGGCAGCAGCGGAGTCTGCCTTCTTGGATTTCTCAACGGAGTCATCCAGTTTCACCTTCAGGGACTTCTTGCCACCCGTTGGCACCTCAGAAGAGGTTCCGCTATCGTTGTCCTCTTCGCCACCAAAGAGAATACCTTTCGGTTCCTCAGTCAGTGGAGCAGGGTCGATAGCTCGGATGGATTCAGTCTTTACTTTAGGTGTCTTAATCTTTGGTGAAAAGCACATAAGACCTCCATAACACTAGGACTCAGCCTGTTCCTTACGGATTGCCTCCATGTCATCCAGAGTTTGGGACGCATAGTTGAGACCCGCAAGGAACCCAGCAATGTAGCTTTCAGACCATCCAGCCTGTTTCAATCGGTTGATTAGACCTGACTGAATAGCATATCCAGCATTGTATTGAACCTGTAGATACTCCATAACACTCCGAGGAACATTAGGAATATCTTGTGGGTTCTCCATATACTTCTTGATAGGGGTTAACATAATTAATGTTCTCCTTAAAGTTAGAACTTAAAGTAGGTATCATATAGGCACCCCTCTCCAATAGTGAGTCGTATTGATTTCACGTAGAGAAGAATGCCTAGAGTTACACACTCAAAGTGTTGCGATGAATGCAGCCCACACAGCAGCGAAGGCTACAACCGCGAACATCACGAACGCAACTGTTCCGGCGACCATAGGTAAATCTCCTTGTCGATAAAATTGTACTCTTCGAAACGAAGGATGCGAGCCATCTGGCCTTGCTTAATGATTTCCTCTTCGGTCATCCCAGCTTTGGCACCAAGGGTCACAATCGCTTCCCACAAGGTTCGGTCTCCCATGTCAACCTTCTTCCATTCGAGAACTGTCTGTCCCTTACGGGCACCAGACTTAAAGGTTTTCTCAACCTGTTCAAAGGCATATGGGTTCTCTAACCAGTCAGCAGTGGTCTCGCCCCAGCCCGGTATGCCACCGTAGCCATCAGTCAAGTCACCTTTGATGGTCTGATAGATGTGCCAGTAGTCAGCAGTAGTCTGGTCTTGAGTCAAGATGTTACCAGTAGTGCACCACAAGAAGTCACAATCAGGGATGGTCTTAAAGTCCTTATCACAGGAGACCAGCACAGCCTTCTTGAAACCAAAGTGTTTAGCACCAGACCCAATGATTCCCATCACGTCATCACCCTCTAAGCGAGGCTCAAGGATAGACGTCCAGTCATCAAAGGTTTGAACACGCTCGACGAACGCACGGTAGCCTACAGGCTTACGGGATGCCTTACGGTTCTCCTTATAGGTTGGGTCAACTAATTCCTTACGCCAGTTCACAGAGTCAGTGAAGGCCAACACGATAGGTGCATCACGCCAAGCCTTCTTACGGCTCGCATAGGACTTAATGGAGTCAACCAGAATGTTCCACGCTTTCCCGTGGTCGCACTCTAATGTCCACACATCGTCACCCCAATCGGTCTCGACTTCACTTGCTGCCATCGCTTGGAATACCAGCCAGTCACCATCCATGACCAAGACACCCTTGTCGGATTTGCCTTGGCGTAACTCATAGAACTCCTTCAGTGTAATGGCGCTCATAAGTCGTCCTCCCCGTAGACCATTTCGATAGCATCTGAATAGCCATCCCAATTGTCCACACCACAGGCTCTCAGAGCGTTCAGGAACTCTTGGTCTTTCTCAAGGGACTGGATGTACGCTTGCATGTCATTCCACGCTTCACGAGTCACCTGTACGTTGTCAGTATGCAAACTCATACACAACCTCCCATCTTCTTCAGGAAACGGACGCCAGCACCTGTTACTTCCCAAGCGCCAGCATTACGCCCATCAACTGATAGGCAAGAGATATGACCACGGCTCGCAGCCTCAGCCACCAGTGACGCATTGTTGCGCACATAGTTCGACTGAAAGGTCTTAGGGCAGCTTTTGATAGCCGCCAGTACACGTAGATAATCACCCATTACTTCACCTCACGGATAGTTGCTGGTGCGAACTTGATGCCCTCACCGTGGTGCTCAATGCCCATCTCACGGATTTCATTACGTACACCCTGCTTAACAGCAAAGGCCACAGCACCATCGGCACCGTAAGTCAGAGCCTGAACGAGCAACTCTTTGTCCTGTGCGCTAACTTTCTCGCCATCACGTACACTGCGAGCCAATTCTAAGATACGTTCCTGAATCATAACTTCAGTCTCAGAGTCAACCTTAACGGTCATTTCGAATGATACTTTAAAGCGTTTAGTAATAGCCATGATATGTGTCTCCTATTAGTGACAATCTTTCCAGTTTGCGCCAGTCTTACCTTCGGTATCTAACTGACATCTAAAGTTAAAGTGGTCTCCCACATTACGCATTGCTGTTTGTGCCAACTCTACAATCTTATCGGCAATCTCTTGAGTTCGGGCAGCAACCTGAATCTCATCGTGAACCCAAGCCATGTACGCAAAGTCACCGTCCCAGCCATGCTTCAGGCCAGCTTCCAGTAACAGACGTTCAGTCTCTACAATCCACAGTTTACAAATAAGAGCACCAGCAGACTGCAACAAGGTGTTCAACGCAGCGTGAGGACTACGGACATGGACTTTACGACCATCCAAGCCACGAACCCAACGACGCTTCCAAGTTACTTTCTGTTCGCCACCAACCCACTTAGAGTCCTTGACGAGTGTCCCTGTGATTGCTTCACGTAACGCAGCGATAGCCGGAGTTTGCTCAAGGAAGTTCTTGATGAGTCGCTTACCGTCTTCGGCAGTACCACCAACAATCTGTCCAATCTTCGCAGCACCAGCACCATAGAGGAACCCATAGATAAACGTCTTAGCGTTATCACGAGTAGGCAGACCAGCAGCCATCTGGTTCTTCGTATGGATGTCACCCGTTAGGATGGTCTCAACGTACTCACCTTCGTCATAACGATACATGAAGTGACCCAAGCAACGTAGCTCAAGGCCGGACGCATCCACACCAACTTGAATCCAAGGGTCTGGCTTACCGTCTTTCATGTTGTGCTCGGCACCGAAAGCAGCACGGCAAGGTTCACCATAAGCAGCACGGATAGAAGGCACCTGTGCCACGTTAGGGAAGCTATGAGTTGCACGACCAGTTACCGCACCGTTCGGGTTAACGCTACCGTGAATACGACCATCCTCTCCAATCATTCGGAGCCAGCCATTATCACCTTCAGCAACCTGACCGATACGCTTCTGAATCATAAGGTATTCTTTAATCAACTCAATGCAACGCTGTGCATCAGGGTCGTCTACCTTAACGTGCTCTAAGACTTCATCGTCTACCTTTGGTGCACCACTAGGAGTGAACTCAACGGGCACCCAGCCAGCTTTGGTAAGAACACGAGTGATGTGGTCACGACTAGCAGGGTTAAACACAACGTGCTCTACAGGCGTATATGGTGCGCCCTCTACGTAATCACGAGTGTCCAGTTCACAAGGTTCCAGACCTTCACGTTGCTTCTTGTTCTTCGGCTTCTTGAAGATGCCACCCTGTTTCGGATACTTCACACGAGGATACTTAGTGAGAGGCTTACCAGTTCGTGGATGACGGAATGCTTCAACGCCACCCTTGGCCTGATACCATGTACCGAAAGTGTTGGTCAGTTCAACCAGCAGTTCACCACGGCGACCCGCCAGTTCAGCGTAGAGATTCTCTAAGGACTTGATGTCAATAGGGAAACCATTACGTTCCATCTTGGCTAACAACCATGCAGCATCGTGTTCCAGTTTGACAGCCTCAAGGCTACCATTCCAGAAACGTTCTGCTTCTGTGCTTCCAGTAGGTGTCTCGTTAGGGAAATAGAATGTGTTGCTACAGAGTTTCTCGAAGAGAGCCTTGGTGACTACAACGTCTTGAACGTTATATTCCATCATGTCTTCGTTGAACAGCAACCACTCCATCCCATCAACGTATTCTTCACCAGACTCAGCCAGTGAAGCCTTGAAGTCGTCCTTGTACTCACCCTTCATTTCGCCTAAGCGATAACCCCAAGCCTCCAGAGCGTGGGAACCAAAGCGTTTACCCGGCAGCTTGCCAGCACGGAGCAGACCAGCATCGGTGTCTTTGATGTTAGAATAAATCAAGCGGGACATCACGAGGGTATCCAGTACGTTCTCTTTCGGGAACTTAACGTCGCGGCCTAACAGTTTCTTGGCGAGCAACTCGATTACCGGGATGTCATACTTGTGACCGTTATGGAACACAATGAGACCACCACGAGCAACCTCAGCTTCGAGAGCATCAATGTATGCCCCAAAGTCATCAGGTCGATAACGGATGTACTGGTCAGTTGTGTAGTCGTAAGTCACCGCACAGTGAAATTGACTAACGTTGTGCAGCAACCCGTTTGTTTCGATGTCGGATAGTAACATTGTGTTTACTCCTTAAAATGTTGAACGGCGATAGCCCATGAAGTTCTTCGGGTCAATCACACGCAGGTTCTTATGGTTCATCTTGTGGTACTGAATACCAGCTACTGTACCCATTGCATCAATACGTGTCACACGGGAACACCAGATGTCTGTACCTTCAACCTTGCGTACATACCAAATATCGGCGTTGCTGGTAGAGGTGCAGAAGTCCCCAGCCTTGATGTGAGTCATCTTGTCTGCGTCGAAAGTCTGCATACCGACACTACCACACTTGGCTACTGGTTTGACCCACTTGCCATACTTGCGAGTCCACCCTAAGTTCTTCAGGATGTGTACCGCAGAGTCACGAGCACATTCATACTCTTTGACATCAGCCAGTTCAGCTTGCAGCTTAGAGATTTCAGCTTCGATTACATTACGATTACGCATATTGTTGTTCTCCCATTAGTGAGTTGAATAGATTTCATACAAAAGTTAATCACGAAGGCCACCCGGAGATGACCTTTAGTTTAACTCTTACTCTTCACACTTATCGGCAAGCATGTTGCCCTCAGCTTCGACCGTGCTGCCAAGCAGAACCTGACGCACATTGTCTTCACCTACAGCCACAGTAGCGGCTACAGCAACGGAAGCCAGCAGACGACCTGCCTGTGTGTCATCCAAAGTTACACGTTGTGTGTGCGCCTTGGTGGACTTATGGTCTTTCCAACGGTAGACCAGAGTGACCTTGCCGTTACGGACGTTGATGTGAACTCGACGAGCATACTGGTCAGCGGTATCGGACAGACGGATGGTATTGCCGGGGAATTTAATAGCCATGTTATGTTACTCCTTACAGGAAGAATTTGTTGAGGTCGGTTGCTTTAGCTGCAATCTTAGCAGCAGACGTTACACCAGCACTTGCATCTTCAGACAGCAGACGAGCCTGTTTAGCCAAGCGTTGTGCCTGTTCAGCATCTTTGCGAGCCTTGTCGTTCAGACGTTTAGCTTCACGGAAGTACATTTTAACTACCAGTTTACCGAGAGTGTTGATGAATTTAAACATTGTGATTCTCCTTAAGTGGATTGATAAGTGGGAACAGAGTGTCTGTCCCATTAGTGAGTTGTATTGATTTCTTTCGGTAGAGCGCCTGTTCGCGCTCATTCAGTTCTTCCCACTGGTCTACCCAATGACTGTCAGAAGTCCTGACCGTCTTCTTCTGGTTCCCAGCCGCTATCTCCATCTCCTTCATCTTCAGGTGATGCAGTCGGTTCGAGCCATCCGGTTTCTTTGTTGTAGGCCATGTGTCCAGCCACGCCAGTATCGCCAGTAAAACGACACTTGAGAACACGCAACTGGACAAGATTAGGATAGTCACCTTGCTGGTTACGTTCCAAGGCAATGATAGTATCGCTAAGTTGGCGTAGTGCGCCAGAACCACGCAGGTCAGTAATACTAACAGGACGACCTTCTTCATGTGCTTTCCCCTTCTCAGGATTCTTGAGGTGACAGATTACCACAACGACCACACCTTTAGTCTTTGCAAAGGCTTTCAGCTTGGTCATCAGTCGGTCAATCGTCTTACGCTCATCAGAGTTATCTTCCATCCCGGAGACCACAATAGAGATATGGTCTAACAGGATAACGTTACAGTCTAAGCCATCGACCATGTAGGCCAGCTTCGCAAACAGACGGTCTTCCTGTGACTCCGCAAAGGAATCGTACAGGTGGAACATATCTGTGTTGAACAATACGTCATACCATTCATCGAATCGTCCATCCTCTAAGATTTGCATCTTGAGTTCTTTGTCTTGACGTAGACGTACATGGTTGTTCAAGCCCATTAAGTCCTGAACAGTTTCCTCAACGGCTTCTTCAAGCATCGCCAAGCCGACCTTCGAACCACCCTTGCCCCACTGGAGCATCTGTTGACGGACGAATGTGGACTTACCCATACCGGAACCTGAAGTGACCATGATGACTTCACCACCACGAGCACCCAGCGTCATATCGTTGAGCTTCGGTTGACCCGTAAAGAGCAGACCTGTTGTATCCATCTTAATCATGGCTTCACGCACACGGTCTTTAAGAGACACAGCAGAGACTACGCCATCAGGCACCCAAGGTTGAGCATTCCAAATCTGGTCGGTTACTGCTTTGGCTTGTCCATTGAGTAAACACTCGTTGGCATCCTTAAGAGGCAGTACAGCGACTCGGACTTTCCCGCTAGGCAGGACAGGAGCACACTCTTCGATGGCCTTACGACCGGGTTCATCCATGTCAAACATTAGGATAATCTCGTCGAACTGGTCAAAGTATTCGTAGTTGGCAGCACATGTTTTCTTTGCGGCTTGAGCACCCATAGGGAGACTCACAACGGGATACTTCCCTTCTTGAAGTTGAGCTACAGTCAAGCAATCAATCTCACCTTCTGTCACAACAATCTTCTTGCCACCATTCCACAACTGCTTACCGAACAATAGGTCAGCTTTAAGTTTCCCCTTAGCGGAGAACTCTTTGTGCTTGTCGCGTACCTTCTGACCCACAAGGTTTCCTTCAACGTCATAGTAGTTTGCGACCTGAAGCATCTCTCCGTTGACCTTAGCTACCCAATAGCCATACTTACGGCAGATAGCTTCCATAAGGCCACGAGCTTTGAGGTTCGTATAGCGACCATCTGAATCCCCAAAGTTTAACAGGTTAGACATTTTGTCACCTCCAGTGTTGTATGAGCTTCTGCGAGTCTTCGCCACGGTCTCACGAGTTTCCTCGGTTCCACGCACATGGTTCTGACACACAAAACAATACTGGTGTCCATCAGAATACATGCCATTACCATCTGACGACCCACAGTTCTCACAAGGTAAATGATAGAGGAATATACTCTCTTGTTGTTCTTCCATATCCATGATAGGACTCCTACAGGAACGGACGCAGTGCGCCACAAACGATAATGATGATGACCAGAAGTGTCACCGGAAGTGCTTCACCAAATAGCTTACGCATAGTGGTTACTCCTTATACAATTTTAGCGAACAAAGGGAGAAACCTTTCGGCTCTCCCATAGTGAGTTCTATTAATCCTTACGTGTCAGAATGTAGACCATTGCCAGCATGAATGCCAAGCGGTAAACCAAATCGTACAGACCCATCTCGTGGATAATCATCATAATATTAACCCCAATCACTTGTTACTAATTCACCAGTCTTCAGCCAGCGGCTCAAGTTGAATGACGGACACGCTTTAGGTGCAACGTCGTGGTGCGCTTTTACTTCTGCATCTGGATACATGTCCAGCAGGTCTGCAAGTTTCTCTTTAAGAGAGTGCATCTGTGCTGGCGTAAAGTTAGCTTCGTGTTTGCCCTTATCGTCGATACCACCAACGAGACACACACCGACTGACTTACTGTTCCAGTCCTTAACGTGAGACCCAACGACTCCGACCGGACGGCCTTCCTCAATGGTTCCATCACGGCGAATAATGAAGTGGTAGCCTACATCAAGCCAGCCCTGTTCTTTATGCCACTGACGGATTTCACGCAGACCAACATTCATGGACGCTTTAGTTGCGCTACAGTGGACAAAGATTGCTTCTGTCACAGCGCGTGGTTTGAATTGTACCTTACTCATTTCTTCTTCACCTCTTTAAATTTGTCGAATGGAACATCCTTAGAAGGCTCTTTAAGCCAATCAACTGGAATTAATTTGTCAGCAAACAGAATGCCATGCTTCTCGCACCACTCACCGTAACTGGTCGGAGACCCTTTGTACAGCTTGGAGCGGCTAGAAGAGAACACGATGCGCACATCAAGTTCAGGATACTGTTCACGAATCAGTAAGTGTTTCTTACGGTCATCACTGTCCCATAGACCTTTGGTTTCCACAAAGATGCCATTAGGTAACAGGAAGTCCGGGCAATAGGTATGGTTGCTTGCAGGAATAACATACGGTACACGCCAACGCTCATAGTCGAACTTGATGTTCTTCCCTTCGAGTTGTTTGCTTACCTTATCCTCCAAGCCAGAGCGAAAGGCACCCACACGAGTGCCTCGACCTGCATAACCCTTAGCCATTAGAAGTCACCGTCTTCGTCTTCATCGTCCTCTTCTGGTTCTTCATCCCAGCCAGAGTCGTTCTGCGGCTTGCGGGTCTGTGCTTCATCAGCAACATAACCGTCTTCTTCGATTTCATCACCCCAATCGTCATCACCACCACCGAACTCGACCAGCTTAATCAGCATCACGGAATCCAGTTGCAGCTTAACGGAAGCACCTGCCACAGCAGACCAACCGTAAGGGAACAGAGTGTATTTAATCTTCAGTTCAGAGCCACCAGAGATAGCTGGACGCTCGCCACGAATGCGCTTACCTTTGGAGTCCACGATAGCCAAGTCGATTGGTTTGTTCTCACCAGTCTTCTTGTCAGTGAATGAGCCGTAGCACTTGAAGTTGAACGTAGTGGTTCCGTCTTCGTTATCCATGAACGGCATGTCGCCAACGTATGGCTTCAGCGGTTTCTTGCCCTTAACTACCTTCGGCGGGTTCGCTTCGTACTCTTCCAGACGTGCAGCGTAATCCGTTTCGTGGGCTTCGACAATCTCGTCAATCATTTTCTGACAGCGAGGGTCGTCGTTGGATACAGTCAGTGATACTTTGTAGACACCACGTTCGTTCTTGAAGTCACCGCTACCGAAGTCCGGTTTAGCCAGATAGCAGTATGGTTCAGCAACGCCACGAGCGGAAGTGAATACTTTACGTTTAGTGAAAGCCATGATGTTTCTCCTTTAGTTTCTGAAAGTTAAAAGTGGGAAACGTTGTGTCTCCCAATAGTGAGTCCTATTAAACCTTACGGTCTGGACGGATGCGTGTCACTGCGAAGCCAGCCGGGACATATTGCCATTCAGCTAACTCGTTGGCCTCTTCGAGAGACGTAGCGAACACAGGGACTTCGAACGATTGGCCTTGGCCTTCTACCGTAGCGAAGAACTTCTTGTCACCGTTGACCAGTGACCCTTTGTTTAAATTGCTCATTGTCCTCTCCCTTTCCACAGGTTGTATAACTCTAAGTAGTCAGCGTTGCCCGTCTTTTCGAACATACGCTCACACCATTCACTTGGTTTTACCATATTCCACCTCGATAGCCCAATACATTAAACGAAGCAATGCTCCTACTCCAGCGCAGATTAATCCGAAGTATAGAATGTCATTAAGCATAGCATTTACCTTTGTGTTTCTCGTACAGTTCACCGTAGAACCCAGCTTTCGCCATGTCCTTCTCTAAGAATGCCAGTTCGGATTTCTTACCAGCACGTAGGCGGTACTTAAGGATGTTCCCTAAGCAGTACCCCTTGAACTGTTCTCGGGTCATCGACCGGGCAATCACTTCGATAGCCTCAATGTCGTCAAACAACATATAGTGGCTCGGAGTCCGAACACCCTCTATATCTTGTGGTTTAGCTACAGGTTCACAGGTATGTGGGTAGCGGTCATCATTCTCTAAACATGCCATGCAGACCATTAGAACACCTCCTTGATACGCGCAATTACCAGACGGACTTTAGGGAAACGGGTGACGAGAACCGGAATGAAAGGCCGGGAGCCAGTGGTCGCTTCTTTATATAAGCCAGTTGTAATCACAGCGTGAACACGAGGTGCTAACTCAATGGTCGAGCCAAGCACTTTAGGAATGACTGCGTGTTTCTCAGAGGCCAGAACCGTAGAGCGGTCAGCGCCACGAGCCGAAAAGATACCGTTAGATTTATTGAAGTGAAGTCTTAACATTTGTGTGTCCTCCATATGTGAGTCGTATTAGCAATCAGGCCAGCAGTTGTCGTCAATGATAACGAAGGCAAACGTGGCAGCAACGATAGCAATAATTAGAAATAGCATGAGGTTGTTCCTCCATAGTGAGTCTAATAGAAACGCGAAAAGGCCAGCCCGGTTAAGGACTGACCGTTTGTTTATCTTTACATCTTGACCGTTGGGTCTGACTCGACACCACGGAACATAACGAACGATGGGTGACGCAGAGAACCGTCTGGAGTTTCCTCCATGTAGGCCACTTGGCACGCAAAGCCAGTGTAGGGCATACCCATACCCACAGACTCAGCATGTTTTACCGCATCTGTGAACTCATCCATCAACGCTTGGCTAATGTTGTTAGCGGAGACTACTCGACCGGACTCCAAGAGAACCTCGAAGCCAATCACTTTACCTTCATTAGCCAGTCCCGGAGTACCCCAATTGAGGCCAACGATAACACCATCAGCTTCACACTCAGGCTTCATCTTCCAGTAGCCAGACTTCTTGCCACGCATGTAGAAGCCCAGCGGGTCTTTCACTACCAGACCTTCATGACCATCGGCGCGGGCTTTCTCATAGAGTGCTGTCAGTTCCACATAGTCGTAGACTTCATAGCTCTCAGAGATGTCCCATTCGATTTCCGGGAAGTGCTCACGAAGTACGGGCAGCATAGCCTTAACGTGCTCACGCATCAGTAGGTTCATTACTTCGTAGGTCTCGCCGGACACCATAGAGTCAAACGACATGACACCATAAAGAACAACCTTGAGTTTCTTAGGGTCGAGGCAGAAGTCTACCTTACTTCCCTTCAGTGGTGGAACACCGCCGATGTCGAACTCATGGTTGGACGCCTTGAGCCACTTGGTACGCAGTAGGCCAGACCCTGTGTTGAAGTCCACGCCTTTGACCATTAGCTCACCATCCAGCATGAAGCCATCAGGGAAGATACAGCGGTCATCTTTGAGCAGCATCTCCCAACGCTTGTCGAACCCATTGAGGTGCTCAAGAGCCGGGATGGTCTTAGAGACACGAGAGAGCCACAGGCTGTCAGCCGTGTTGTCAACTACAATGTTACCACGAACGCCATCATATTTAATGTCAGCAATCAGGTAGCTAGCTTTGTCGAGAGCTTTCTTAACGGCAGACTCAATGAATGATACAGCTTTATGTGGATTGGTCTTGAATGTGATTTCCATGATGGAACTCCTATATGTGTGTATTGGTTAATGTTTAATCAAAAGTTAATCACAAAGGCCACCCGAAGATGACCTTTAGTTTAACTCTTTCGCAATAGTGAGTCGTATTAATTCCAGTGCTTCAGGTCTGCGTGTACCTTGCGTAGCCACTCAGTCTGTGTGTTGCACCGGACATCTTCATCTGACTGTTCGAAACACTTGGCTGTCAGTACGAGGCCATTGCGTAGAACAATGCGGAGAGTCTCCCCGGCGACCCATCGGCGCTGTGCGTAGTTCTCATAGCGGAAAGTCTCAGTTACCACACTAACATCGTGGTCTTCTTTAAGTCTCTCTACGGCATCCTTGAACGCCATTAAGTTACCACTGTATAAGCGACCCATTAGAGTGCCTCCTTCCAGTTGCGTTTCTCAGAGTTGCCACGCTGTGTCTTGTGGCGTTTCTTCATGCGGTCTTTACGTTCCTGCCATTCAGCACCGTGTTCGTTGATTACGTTGTTGCGCTTAGTGGTTGGTTCAAAGTTGGTACGCATAATGTTGTTTCCTTTTTGTGTAGTTAATGACAGTTAATCATGAAGGCCACCACATCCATCCTTTCCGGTTCGACGGTGTGATTTTCCTACGTCCTACTCGCTGGTTTGACAGCTATTCGGTAACGGGAGGTGATGACCTTGAGTTTAACTTTCAGTGTTTCCCATTAGTGAGTCGTATTGTCTGCAACCTTACGTGCAATCTCAATGCGACCAGCTACATCTTTCTTATAGTAGGTGAACTCTTTGCGCTCACCGTCAGTGCACGTCTGTGTCAGCAGATAGCGGTCGTCTTGTTCCACCCAATGTAGACAAGTGACTTGCTTACCACACGAGCCAAGACCCAGCTTGAACTCAGTGCGCTTCCAGCCAGCATCCGGTACATGTGCAGTGAACTTGATTGATGTGATGTCACTGTGTGTATACTCACGGATAATCTTCTTGGCTTCTTTAAGTTCCTTTCGGTACTCTACCGCTTCAGTGCGAAGACGCTCGATGAGGTCTCTTTGATTCGACGTGTCGTTACGCTGTTCCCACTCTAAGGCTCGTATGCGACCAGCTAGTTCCTGCTTCTCTCGCCAGCCATCTTCGAGTCTCTCTTTAAGTGAATGAGAGTTCTTCTCTTCTTTGACCAGCTTGTGTAGGAATACTTTCGAACGATTGTAATAGGTCGCAGCAAGTACGGTTGAAACGATAGCACCTAATGAAGTGATTAAAGTAAACATGATTGTGTTTCCTCTTAAAGTTAGAACTTAAAGTATCTTAAAGTTTAGGAAGCCCGAAGGCTCCCAATAGTGAGTCGTATTAGATTCCGTTAGGCAAACGCAAAGTCTGACTTCAGGATTTCTTGGAGGTCGAGAGCGCCTTTAGCTGGCATCTCAGGCATCTTATCAAGCTGTGATTCGTGCAACTGGTCAGCGAACTGGTCACGGAAGTCTGCGAGTACATCGTTTTCTTCGTAAGTGTTAACCATCGTTTCACGTACAGCTTTAAACAGGTTGCCAGCGTCAGCCGGGATAGTACCAAATGAGTCATGAATCAGTGCGAAGGATTCCACACCGTAGACCTCATAGGAGCGCACCACAGTCATGCGGAGGTGGCTACCATCCATTGAGTGGACAAAGTTAGGTGCGATACCTGACTCCTGCTTACGTGCATCAATTCCGCTATCCTTGTTGGTGTTCACGGTTGGTTGCAGACGAATCTGGCCTAAGAACATCAGGTTCAAGCGGGTCTGTACTGGCTTACGGTACTCCTGCCACACAGGGAAGCCATCAGGTGTTACCCAATGTACCGCACAACGCTTGCGAAGTACCTCTTTGGTCTTCTTGTCCTTGACTTCAGCAGCCAGAAGTTTAGCCGCAGACTTCAGCCAGTTCATTGCTTCAACCGCTGCGACCACTGTCACTGTTACCGCGTTCCAAATCAGTTTAGCCATGTAGCCAGCCGCTTGGTTCGGTTGAGTGAACATCAAGCCCTTGCCATCGTCGATAGCTGGCTGAATGGTGTCCTCTAGCACTTGGTCACGGAAGCCGTACTCTTTGGAACCATAGGCCAAGGTCATTACGGAACGCTTAGTTACCTTACGAGTCACACCGTATGCTAACCATTGACCAGCCAGTTCTTTAGTTCCCAGCTTGAGCTTCTCAGTGATTTCGCCAGTGTCCTTATTGGTCACGGTCTCGACTTCGTTGTCAGTGCCGTTGATTACATCTTGCTTCAGAATCTCGTTGACACGTTCCGCTACGATGCGGTAGATGTCTTGGACTTCCTTGCTTGGCAGCAGGTTAACAGCGCGACCACCTACTTCATCACGAAGCATTGCGGAGAAGTGCTGAATACCGGAGCAGCTACCATCGAACGCCAGCGGCAGAGAGCAGTTGTAGTTCATCCCGTGGTGCTGGACTCCTGCATACTCAAAGCAGAACGCGAGGAAGCAGAACGGAGAATCTTGTTCAGCCCACCAAGTGTTAGCGATAGGGTCAGCCGCAACGCTCATGATGTTCTCATGGTTATCATCAATGAACTTGATGCGTTCAGCGAAGTCCACCTTGTCCACACCAGCAGTGTTAGCACCGTGAATCTTCAGCCAGTAGTACCCATCGACACCAATTGGCTTACCCTTAGCGAGCGTTAACAGACCCTTGGTCATGTCGTTGCCTTGCGGGTTAAACATCGGTACAGCGTACACACGACCGCGCCAGTCCATGTTCATTGGGAACCAGATAGCCTTGAACTGTGCGAACTTATTGGCCTGACCTAACATGAACTCCATGCTCATGCGGCGAGACACTCGTGCTTTCTCTTTGCGATAGATTGCGGAGGCCGCTTTCTTCCACGCTTTAAGAGCCGCTTCGTTCGTGTCGATGTCTTCAGGTTTGACCGGAAGTTCACCACGTTCGAGAGCAGGTACATCATCAACCGGGCAATGCTTCCAGTTCACAATCTCGTTGACCACTGCCAGAACCTTCTTGTTAATCTTCCAAGGAGTATTCTGTGCGATGTTCACCGCCTTGTAAACTTCAGGCATGTACACATCGTTGTAACGCTCTAATCCCTTCTTGGAACCAGTGCGAACCAGCGAGAGAGGCTTACGACCAGCAGCCCAATAGCCACCACCTACCGGAGAAGTCCAAGGCTTCGGAGGCACTACACACGGTTGGTACATCGGAGCGATTGCAGCCAGTGCGCCAGCCCGTTTAGATAACAGGTCAACGTATTGTTCGGTTAACTGGATGTACTCGCCATCCTTCTCAATGTTGCCAGCGAACGGTCGGTGTAACTCAACGAGACCAGTAGACCCGATGAGTAGTTCCAACATGCGAACGCCAACGTGAATTGCTTCTTCAGGTGTCCATGTAGTCCACTTGGTTTGCAGTTGACCAGCGTCTAACATCTTGCCTTCTACAGCTTGCATGAATGCTTTCTTGTAGACGATACCAACGCGCTTGTTCAGTGCTTCCTGTACGTGATTCTTAAAGTGCTTCGCTTCTTCGTCACGGATGCGACCGAATCGTAACTCGTCTTCAATGCTGCGACCAATCTTAGTGGCGACCGATTGCAGGTTGGTAAACTCTTCTTTCGTCAAGCAAGCCAGTGTGACTTTCAGTGTGATGAAAGCAGCAGCTTCGGGTGCAACCTTCTGTACCAGATTGTAGGCCACTGGACGCTTGCCACGCTTCGCTTCTACTTCAGTGAACCAATTGCCCCATGCTTCGATGAACTTCGGTGCGAGGGATGACAGGAGCGGTTTAGCCACTGCGTTATCACCGAACTCACCCGCTTTGATTTGACGTTCCATCGCCTTAAGGAAACGCTTCTCGCCCTCAGTGTGAGCTTCGTGTTCTAACTCAAGCTGCGTAGCTGCAAGCTGTGCGCCGTAATGGTCAGCCAGAATGTTGTACGGCTGGATTGCATTAGCGATGTCAGAGAAGTCATTCTTTGGTGCGTTGATTACGTTAGTCATTGTTGCCTCACGTTGTTAAGAAAGTTTATCTATAAAGGCCAGCAGTTAGTGCCGACCTTGAAGATACACCTTATCAGCCTTGCAGTTGTGCGTCAAGTAACTTGTCAATCATTAGTGAGCGTCCGGCCTGAATAGCCAGACCGTCAGCCACTTGCCACTTGAAGCCGTTCACTTGGTCAACCTTGCGTACCAGTGTGTTACCATTGCGTAACCAGAAGTCGTGCCAGCCAGACCCCATGAACATCTCGGCGCGGCGTTCGTTTCTGTCAATAGCTCTACGTTCAATACGATCTTTGACAAACTGGTGCATTCCTTCCGCTGCGCGTTTAGCACGTAACTTACGGTTACGCTTGCGGCGTTTCATTGCGGCCTTGCGGTTAACCTGAAAGGTTCCGTTAGGGTCACACTTAGCCTTGCGGTTTCGGCAGCGTTCAATGATACGCTCGTTAGCCATCGCCTCGACCTCGGCAATCAGTGCATCAGGGTCTAAAGGGAAACCGTCCTCACGTTCACGGTCATGAGAGAAACTAACAGGGTCAGTGATGTAAGCTACATCGTTCTCGTCGAACATGATGTTCCCGCTGTGCATGTCGAAAGATGCAATTCCGTAGAAGAACTCACGAATCATCTTGCACGTTTCGATGAACTCCATGCTAACAAACTGTGCATACTCATTGACATCACCACCAGTGCACTCGATAAACTCCCGTGCAGCACTCGCATGGTTAGCGTGAACGTTGTTAGCGTATCGGTCACAGCTATGTAAGCGGTCAAGTACAACCGTGTAGCAACCTGCATGACGTGCTACGTGATAGATGTTAGGGATACCAGCACGGCCTTGGTGCATCCTACAGAATGCAGTGTATGCAGCGCCTGAATCCTCTTTCTTAAAGCCAACCTTGATGACTCGACCCGGTAACATTTCGTGCGAATAAGCTGCGCTGAAGTGACCATTGCCTAACATGCGGAACCCTGCATCACGCATGAGGGAACCTAGAGAGCACCACCAGTCTTGATATTCCAAGCCGTTCGAGCTATCGGTGTCGTTACCATCACATGTTTCACCGTTCACGATGTCAGCAGCCAGTGCAACCAGAAGAGGCTGGCGCTTGTCCAGTTCGCTAATCGGGAGAGACTTGATGATTGCCAGACGTGCCTGAATGTCGGTGTAGTTCATTAGATTGTGTCCTTTAAGAGAGAAGATTAATGTTAGTTGTGCGTTGCGATGTAAAAGATTCCTACCTTGTTCGCCTTAAAGCGTCCATTTGGTAAGCGTACAGTGAAGCGAGGCATAAAGCCATACTTCAGGTGCGAGAAGTTAGCCTTGTGTACCTTGAGACCCTTTGTGAAGTCCTTCAGGAACACGTAAAGAATCAGCGAGTAGCCGACCACGATGAGAGTTAATGCCATGTTTGATTACCTTGTACAATGCGATGATTAAGAGAGTAGTGACCACTAAACCGAGCGGTGTCAGCCCGGTCAAGTGATGTACCCCGAAGTGCCTAGAGAATGCACGGTATGTGAAGAACCAGCCGGAGTATTCGTTCATGAGTTAGACCACCATCCAACCACGTCCGAACTCATCGACCGTGTAGTTGCCTGTCAGTTCAACTTCAGGTGCGACCATCTGGAATGACCCGATGCGCTCAGTTTTCCAACCGTCCAAGCCACCAGCAAAGATTAGTGCGGCGCTGTGAGTCTGTGACTTATAGACCAGTACACAGTCTTGCTCGTAGTCGTTACAAGCCAACCGTGCGACACTGATAGCTTGCGCCTTGGTCGTGCAGCGTACTCGAATGGTTTGCTCTTCAGAAGGTGACTCCATGCCAGCTTCATGATAACAACCAGTTAAGTCCGTAGACTCAACGCTACCGTATTCCATCGGTGCATTGCGTAAGCTGTTGACTAATCGACGATGACGGCTAAGGTTATCTAAGTGGTGCAGGTTAGAACGGAATGCGCTTACCAGTACATAGAATACGTTAGCTTGCTCTTTCGTGTAAATCATGATGTTCATCCTATTGATTGATTGCAGTGATTATCATAAAGGCTTCTCTTTCGAGTCACCTTGAGTTAATCGCTGTTGTCGTCATCTCAAGAGTGCTTATCGTTATCCAAATTGTTAAAGAGCTTTAAGTGCAGGTTTGTTAGCACCGAGTCACTTTCAGTGTGTGACCTCACAAGAACGTTATGTCGTACATCTTACATCTTATCGTTACTACTTGTCAACTACTTTCTCACCGTGACACCTCATGTTGTTTCAGAGGGCGACTAGTTGTTGACGACTGCTATATTACGTTACTGCTTTCGTTGAGTCAACCACTTTCGTATGTCTGGTTGATGACTACTTGAGACCCTTCAGCCTTACCAGATAACTCTAGGTCTTGTCTGGTAGTTGGTAGCGTTGTGTCTCTCAACGGTTGCTATAGTCTCATAGCTGTTTCTTAGAGTCAACCCCTTAGTTAAACTTTAAGTATCTTAAAGTCTCTTTTAAGTTAGCCTATAAGGAAGGGAATATTAATAAGACTATAAACAACCATTCTCAATAGTGAGTCGTATAGCCTGTATGGTCTTTAAGGCTGGTCTAAGAGTGGTAACAATAGGTGTCTATAGACTGAAGGCACCGACTGAAGGTTAACATAAGGATAGCCAGCCATAAGGATAGACATAAGGTGATGACTCTAAGAGGTCATAAGGTGTTAACTCTAAGAGGTCATAAGGTCACTTACAGATAGGGACACAGAGAGGACTACATATAGTATCATTAAGTCACTCTAAGCCACTATATCTAGTGGTTAACCATCAGTCACACATAAGGATTGACATTAAGTAAACCATAAGTTACCATAGGGGCGCTCTCTTTGGGTGGACTTAAGGAGGCCATAGGGGGGTAAACACTTTGTATGAACTATGAGAA